GCTCATCTTTGTGCCGTATGTTGCCATTCTAATTGCAATCAAGATGGCATCAACATCTATGCTGGGCATATGCCAAGCATTTTTAATTGCAGGCACACAACTTTGAATTACTGTGACAGTGGCTTCGCCATTCAACAACGCATCTGGAGTTTTGAATATCAATTCATCTTTTGCTGTCATTGGATACACAGCAACTTCTCCTGATTCAGAAACTTCAATGGCTCCATCAGGATAGTATTTGTAACCGCTTGGCAATTTAATAAATTGTTTGGGCTGTCTGTAATACTTCTTTAAAGGATTAACATTTTGTCCTGGTTGCGATTCTGTCATTTTATTCTCCATAAATACTAAAAACTAATTTGTACTTTCTTAATATACACATATTTAGTATTGAGGGTTAAGTGCGTACATAATGATTGGATTTAAATACAATTTGGTAACATGGCAGATTTTACAATAGATGATCTAGTAAAAGCACTTGAAGGCTCGGGCATTGCCAAGGACGTCACACTCAAAAGATTGGTAAAGACGTTAGGCGGAACTACGACTGACCTATCCAAAACTTTGAATTTAACCGGCAAAGAAGCCGAAATCATGAAGAAAAAGATGGCGGATCTGGGCGATGAGTTGGAAGACACAGCAGACGGGTTAACTGCACTTCAAAAAGTCAACAACTTATTATCAATTGGAGTAGGCACAGTGACGGGCAATCTTTCTTCACTAGGATCCTCAACAAGAATGTTGGGAGAGCAGTTTGGTGAATTAGGTTCTTTGGTTGGCGACACTCTAGGATATCTTGTAGATAGATTAAGTGAAAATGTTGACTTCTATAGATCCATTTCACAAATAGGTGGAGCGGCAGGACAAAGCATCAGTAATCTAAGAAAGATTTCAGGCGAAACAGGATTATCATTAGATCAATTGACAGACTCGATCACATCTGCAGGAGGCAATCTTGCATTGTTGGGTGGAACTACTGGACAAGGTGTTAAAATATTTACAGGTGCATTAAGAGATTTATCACAAGGCGAAACATTTGAAAAGTTTTCTGCTTTAGGTTTTACTATGGCTGAGATAGCACAAAGTACAGCAGAATATTTAGAACTTCAAACACAATTGGGTAGAACACAAACAATGACAGAAGCACAACTGTCGACAGAAACAGCAGAGTACCTAAACAATTTAGATTTATTATCAAGACTGACAGGAAAAAATAGACAAGCACTGCAACAAGAAATGCAAGAACGTGCCAAAGACACAAGATTAAGTTTACAACTTTCCGGTATGTCACAAAAGCAACAACGTGAAATAAATGGTGCATTGTCTATGACTGGAAATGTTTCCAAACAAATGGAAAGCAGTATTAGAAATTTAATTGCAACAGACGGTGTGGCAATGAATGCCAGAGAGGCAGGAATTTTAGAAATCAACGGCATGAGAGAAGCCATTCACGGTTTAGCAAGAGGTGAAACAGGATCAGCTCAACAATTGATGTCTGTGTTCCAAACAGCGGCAAACGAAACTGCCAACATGACTGCTGAAGATAGACAACGAACAGCACAATTAAAACAATTAGGCGTAGACTTCTTTGACGTTAGATTCGAAACACTAGGATTTAAAAATGCTCTTGGAGATATTAAACAGGCTACAGAAGAACAAACTAAAGCACAAGAAGTTGGAACAAAGAGTGCTCTACAATTTGACAGATCCACACAGAGATTGAGAACAGCCTTTCAAGCATTGTTGGCACCAGTAACAGATTTATTAAGTGGTGTGATCGGAGGACTTGCAAGTGCCATTGAAGGTATGGCGTCAGGCATCAACTCATTAAAAGATACGTTCGGAGAACTGGGAGGTTCTATTGCAGGAGTAATTGCATTGATAGCCGGTGCTGGAATAGGCAAAATGGCGATAGGTGGCGGTGCTTCGGCAATCGGCGCAGGCATAGGAAAAGTAAAAGGTATGTTTGGTGGCAATAAACCAGCCACAAGTGTGTTGTCCAAAGGCGGTGCAGGTGCAGGCGGAATGCTTGGATCAACAGGTGCAGGTATGAAAGGACTAGCAGGAGGCTTAAGAGCATTTGCAAATCCACAAACAATATTAGGTGCAACATCATTTGCGGCATCGATTGCCATTATAGGTGCAGGTTTAGCCGCGGCAACTTGGTTGATGGGAGGAGCATTAGAAAAATTTGCTTCTGGTTTAGGAGCCGTAGGAGAAGTTGATGGTAAAAATTTATTAGCAGTTGCTAAAGGTTCAACAGCATTGGCAGGTGCCATGGCAGTTATGGGTGCAGGTAGCACAGCAAGTGCAGTTACAGGCTTCTTTGGTAAGATTTTTGGTTCTGGTCCAGAAAATTTCGCCAAAAACTTGAATAAAACACTCGATGAGCTTGACAAAGACAAGATAGACATGTATGCTAACAGTTTAGATAACTTAGGAAATGCAATGACAAGTTTAAGAAGTGGAATGATGGGATCAACAACGGCATCCGCAAGTTCAACCGGAGACAAGTTGGATCAGTTAAATAGTACGATGGAACAAATTTTGATGGCAATGAGTGATGGCAATCGTTACAACAGAATAACTTCACAAGCAACAACAGAAATATCGGATACAGTATAATGAGTTGGAAAAAATATTTTACAGAAGTGCCACTATCAGACGGCACAGGCGGAATGAATTCACCTTTAGGTGGAGGAATTGGTGGAAAGGCTGGACCAGCCAAAACAAACTACTCATCATATCTTCCAGATGTGTACAGCGGTGCACCAAACAGAATTGAAAGATACGGACAATACAATGTGATGGATTTAGATTCAGAAGTGAATGCCGCATTGGATATCCTAGCAGAATTTTGCACACAAAACAATACACAAAACAATACACCATTCAAATTTGAATACAATCAGAAAGCAACTAATACAGAAATACAAATCATAGAACAATACCTGCACCAATGGTGCAAAATGAACGACTTTTCTAAACGTGTGTTTAAGATTATGCGTAACGTGTTCAAGTATGGTGATGCATTTTTTATTAGAGATCCGGAAACAAAGAAAATGTTTCACGTTGATCCAGCAAAAGTAACAAAAATAATTGTAAATGAAAGCACAGGTAAAACTCCTGAGCAATATGTTGTAAAAGATATCAATTTTAACTTTAAAAGTCTTGTAGCAACTACACCTTATCAAACAACAGGCAATGTTACTGGCGGTGGATCAGGATATTTGACTGGCGGAGTAAGAGGAATGACTGGAGTGGACAATACATCAGCACCAGGAACAAGATTTGGCACAGGACAAAGAGAAATTGCTGTTGATGCCGAACACATGGTGCATTTAAGTTTAAGTGAAGGACTGGACAACAACTTTCCGTTTGGTAATTCACTGTTGGAAAGCATTTTTAAAGTTTACAAACAAAAAGAATTACTGGAAGACGCAATTATAATCTACAGAGTACAAAGAGCACCTGAAAGAAGAGTGTTTTACATTGACGTAGGTAATATGCCAAGTCACTTGGCAATGCAATTTGTGGAAAGAGTTAAAACAGAGATTCATCAAAGACGTATTCCTTCATCAACAGGTGGTGGAACAAACGTTGTAGACAGTTCTTATAATCCACTATCAATCAACGAGGACTATTTCTTCCCACAAACAGCAGAAGGAAGAGGTTCTAAAGTAGAAACATTACCAGGTGGTACTAACCTTGGTGAGATTGATGACCTAAAATACTTTACAAACAAATTATTAAGAGGTTTAAGAATACCAAGTTCATATTTGCCAACAGGTGCAGACGATTCGCAAAGCAGTTTCAATGATGGCAGAGTAGGAACAGCATACATTCAAGAACTAAGGTTCAACAAATACTGTGAAAGACTACAAAATTTAGTATCAGATGAATTTAATCAAGAGTTCAAACGTTACCTTTTAGAAAAAGGTGTGAACATTGACACAGCAATGTTTGATATCAAGTTTCAACCACCAATGAACTTTGCTTCTTACAGACAAGCAGAAGTAGACAACAACAGAATTTCCACATACACGCAAATAGCAACAGTGCCATTTGTTAGCAAACGTTATGCTCTATCTAGATTCTTAGGATTAACTCCAGAAGAGATGGCAGAAAACGAAAGAATGTGGAGAGAAGAAAATGATGAATCTATGTCAGGTAAACCAACCACTTCAGCAACTGAATTGAGAAGTGCAGGAGTCAGCACAGCAGGTATTCAAGCAGATTTAGATGCGGCGGAACCAGCAGAAGAACCAGGTGATCCTGCAGACAACACAGGCACTCCTACTCCAACAGGAGACACAGGTGGCGGAACTCCAACTCCGGGCCAGTAAGTATAAATAATTTTATGATATTACGTGAACTTTTTTATTACGATCAGACAACAACAGAGCCAGGTGAGCAGAAACAATATGATGCCACTGCTGATCAGTCTATTATGTCATTAGACGACACACGTAAAACTAGACTGTCATTAAAACAGATTAACAAAGCAAGAAAAGCCGGAGAATTTCACAAAGACGAACAAGAAAAAGAGTTAGACTTTGTGAGACAGATGTACGGTGCCGCTAACCAACCGGAAATGTAATAAATGTCTATTGCTTTTGTATTAGGCAATGGTCTCAGTCGCAAACCAGTTCCCCTAGAACCTTTACAACAGTTTGGCAAAGTATATGCCTGCAATGCTGTTTACAGAACTTACACACCCAATTATCTAGTGGCAGTAGATGCCAAAATGATTAATGAGATCTGTTTGGCAGGTGCTCAATTCAATGTTCCAGTATGGACTAATCCAAATAGAGCATATAAAAAGTACAAAGGGTTAAACTTCTTTGAACCCAGCCTAGGATGGTCATCAGGACCCACAGCACTGTGGTTAGCATCAAAAAATATGCATCAATTGATATACTTGTTGGGTTTTGACTTCACGGGCACCACTGAAGGCAAACTGAACAACATATACGGTGACACACCCAACTACAAAAAGAATTCAGACACTGCCACATACCACGGCAATTGGAACCGACAAACCAGCATTATCCTACAGAAAAATTCATTAAAGAGATATATACGAGTAGTGCCGGAAGGTACTGATGTTTTTGAGGCTAAAGACCTTAAGAAGTTTACGAATTACAGTGAAATCACTGTGCAAGAGTTCAAAAGACGCTATCATTTATAAAATCTGCGTCAAACGGGTCAGTATCGACCCATTATCTACCTGTTTTTTCACCTATCGGTTAAATAATACATGACAGTCTTATCATTAACAGTTAATAGGAGAAAAACAATGTCAGATAAAAGTAAATTCGAGCAAATGCTTGAAAAATTAGTCGCTGACGATAGAACAGCGGCAGAAGAAATTTTCCATGATATCGTTGTGGAAAAATCAAGATCAATCTATGAAGGTCTTTTAGAAAATGATATCAAAGATATCGAAGTAGAAGAAACTTCAAAAGAAGACTCAAAAGAAGAAGAAACAACAGAAGCGTCTAAAGAAGCAAAAGAAGACGATAAAGTTGAAGAAAAAACTTCAGAAGAGTCAAAAGAAGACGACGCAGTTGAAGAAGCATCAAAAGACGAAACTTCAAAAGAAGAAGAAACTAAAGAAGAAGAGTCAAAAGATGAAGAAGCAACAGATGAGTCTTTATTAGATATAGAAAATCAAGAAATAGCACCAGCAGTTGAAGTAGGTGGAGATGCAACAGACGATATGGTTGCTGACATCGAAGCACCAGCAGGTGACATGGACAACGGCGACGACTCTGAAAAAGGTGAAGAAGAAATCGAAGACAGAGTAGTTGACCTAGAAGATGCTATTGATGACCTTAAAGCCGAATTTGAAAAAATGATGGGCGATGAGGACAAAGGCGACGACGCTGAAGGCGACGACGCTGAAGATAACGGTGACGAAAAAGAAGACGAAGCCGTTGTAGATCAATCAGCAGAGGGAGAAACTTTACAAGTTGCTCCTGAACTTGGTGAACAACCAGCAGTAGAAACAGCAGAACCTAAAACAGCAAGTGAAGAAATTAGAGAATATGTGAACAAAGTAGGCGTAACGCATACAGATGGTTCAGATAACTCTAAATCACCAGTTGCTGGCAAAAATGATATGGGCGGAACGGCTTCTAACATCGCTAAAGGCGGTGAGGAAACAGGTAGTAAAGCACCTGCTCCAAAAGAAGATAACGCAGGTAACATTAATGTACCAGGCGCTAAAGCGAAACCTGTTGCGGCACCAAAGGCCAAGACTAGCACAGAAGATGATTCTTCTGCAAAGTCAACAATTGGCAGTTAATAAGGTAGTATAAGGAAAACGGATGTTATCATTACGTGAGACGCTCACTTTCGACCAGGCGGGTATAGTCGTTGAGACTAAGGACGAACACAACGGTAAATCCCTTTACATGAAGGGAATCTGCATTCAGGGAGGTGTTAAAAACGCCAACCAAAGAGTGTATCCTGTTAACGAAATCCAGAGGGCTGTCAGCACACTTAACGATCAAGTCACTGGTGGATATAGTGTTCTCGGCGAAGTTGATCATCCAGAAGGCCTTAATATTAACCTAGACCGTGTCAGCCACATGGTAAACGAAATGTGGATGGACGGACCGAACGGATACGGAAAAATGAAAATTTTACCAACCCCGATGGGACAACTTGTTAAAACAATGCTGGAAAGCGGAGTTAAACTTGGTGTTTCATCCAGGGGTTCGGGTAATGTTAAAGAAGACGGATCCGGACAAGTATCAGATTTTGAAATCATCACAGTAGATATCGTTGCACAACCATCGGCGCCAGGAGCATATCCTGAGCCAATATACGAACATCTAATGAATACAAAGGGTGGTTTAAAAGCATTTAACTCAGCAAGGGACACACAGGCACAAAAATATCTAAAAGAACAACTAATAAACATAATTGGAAAACTCCAATCTAAATAGGAGATAAAGAATGTTAGAAGCACTGAAATCACTTTTTGAAACGAACGGAATTTCGGAAGAGATCAGAGCAGAAATAGAATCCGCATGGACCCAGAAGGTTGAAGAAAACAAACTTTCTGCCACTGCTGATCTTCGTAAAGAATTTGCAGAGAAGTATGAACACGACAAAGCAAGTTTGACAGACGCTGTTGATAAAATGGTATCTGAAAGAATCGAAGCAGAAATGGCAGAGTTCGCAGAAGACAAGAAGCAACTTGCAGAAGAAAAAGTTAAGTATGCTACTCAAATCGGTGAACACACTGAAAAGTTAAAAGCATTTGTTTTTGATCAACTTAAAGGCGAAGTTGCTGAACTACACTCAGACCAAAAAGTTATGGCAGAAAATTTTGTTAAACTTGAGGACTTCGTGGTAGAAGCTCTGTCTAAAGAAATTGCAGAATTTCAAAAAGACAAACAAGACGTTGCTGAAACAAAAGTACGTCTTATCAGAGAAGCAAAAGCACATTTTGAAAAAGTTAGAAGTAACTTTGTGAAAAAAGGTGCTGAGAAAGTGTCAGAAGTAGTGGGCAAAACTCTTAAACAAGAGATTAGTTCATTAAAAGAAGACATCGAAGCGGCTCGCAAAAACGACTTTGGTCGCAGACTGTTTGAATCTTATCAACAAGAATATTCACAATCATTCTTGAACGAAAAAGGTGAAACAGCAAAACTTCTTAAAGTAGTGGACATAGCGAAACTACAGGCGGAAGAAGCGAAGAAGACTGTCGACGAGAAACAAAAAGTAATTGAAGCAAAAGAAAAAGAAATTGCTACAATTAAAGAAGCGGCAGAGAGAAGTGACGTAATCAATGAGTTAGTACAACCATTGAATGCAGAACAAAAAGAAATAATGAACAATCTACTGGAGAGTGTGCAGACGGGTGCTTTACGAAAGCAATTCGAAAAGTACATACCGGCTGTTCTAAACGGTAGGACTCCAGCGAAAAAACAGGCGATAAATGAAGGCACAGAAGTAACAGGCGATAAACAAATTAACATTGTAAACGGCAGTCAATTCAATAGCAACATCGTTGATATTAGAAGACTTGCTGGAATCTAAAACAAAAGGAGAAAATAACAATGTCAGAACTAACAGAAACTCGCTGGCAGGACACAAAGAGTGCGTTATTAGAAGGTCTAACTGGAAATAAAAAAGCAGTTATGGCGGCTACTTTAGAAAATACTAAACAGTATCTTTCAGAGTCAGCAACAGCAGGTGCTACATCTGCCGGTAACGTTGCAACTTTAAACAGAGTGATCCTACCGGTGATCAGACGGGTTATGCCTACTGTGATTGCTAACGAATTGGTTGGAGTACAACCGATGACTGGCCCAGTTGGTCAAATCCACACACTAAGAGTAAGATACGCAGAGACAGACAACGCTACTGGAACATCAAATGATGTAACAGCAGGCGATGAAGCTCTATCACCTTTCAAAATAGGTCAAGCCTATTCTGGAGATAACACTGCCGGCTTAGCAGATGCAACAGCATCTAAAGAAGGTACTGGTGGTAAAGCAATGTCAATCCAAATCTTGAAACAAACTGTTGAAGCAAAAAGCAGAAAGTTACAAGCAAGATGGACATTTGAATCTGCTCAAGATGCTCAGGCGCAACAAGGTATTGATGTAGAGGCTGAAATCATGGCGGCATTAGCACAAGAAATTACTGCTGAAATCGACCAAGAAGTAATCAACTCATTAAGATCATTAGCGGCTGATGAAGAAACTTTCAACCAAGCGGCTGTTTCAGGAACTGCGACTTTCGTAGGCGATGAACACGCGGCGTTGGCTGTTTTAATCAACAGAGTAGCAAATAAAATTGCACAAAGAACAAGAAGAGGCGCAGGAAACTGGGCTGTGGTTTCACCACAGGCTTTAACTGTACTTCAATCTGCAACAACTTCAGCGTTCGCAAGAACAACTGAAGGTTCTTTTGAAGCACCAACTAACCAAAAGATGGTTGGAACTTTAAACAGTGCAATGAAAGTATATGTTGACACATATGCGGCAGACGATTCGTCTGTATTGGTAGGATACAAAGGCTCATCTGAAGCAGATGCGGCGGCGTTCTATTGCCCATACATTCCGTTAATGTCTAGCGGTGTTGTGCTTGACCCATCAACTTTTGAACCAGTTGTTTCTTTCATGACTAGATATGGTTATGTAGAGTTAAACAACACAGCATCTTCACTAGGAAATGCTGGGGACTATGTTGGTGAAGTAGTAATGCAAAACATTTCGTTTGCATAATCAACAGTAAACACTTACATATTTAAGGGGGCTTCGGCCCCCTTTTTTATTGACTTTTTGTTCAGGACTTGACTTTTATACCAAAATGTAGTATAATTAATGAAGAAACACTAACAAGGACTAAAATGAAAAGTATTGCAATATTAATATTAACTTTCTTCACAGTGTCCGCTTGTTCAATTAAAGAACCAAGAGTATCATTTGGAAAAAAATGTTCAATGACTGATGACAACATCACTTATTCGTATGTTTGGATCTATGATAAAAACACTGGTCTGCCAGCAGACGAAGAACAGTGTGCGGCACTTCCTAAAAAAGAAGAGAAGTAATCATATGGACTTAATCCAGCCATTGTTTGTCAACGAAAAAGGCAGAACAGAAACGGCTGGATTGGGTGCTCAAAATAGTAGTTTTTCCGAAATCTTAATTAACGAACAGATACAACAAGATGTAGACAAAGGTGTTGACAGTTTCTTGTTGTTTATCACACCACAATATAAAACTTGGACTCCTGATTGGAGTTTTAATCAAAGAATTGTAAATCAAATAAAAACAAAATTTCCTAAAATACAATTAATTGTAGATGTATGTTTGTGTTCTACTTTGCCAGATGGACATTGTAGAGTGATGGATAAACCAGACACCAGTGAAGCATTGTTGATTGATTTGGGTAAGAAATTAGAATCAGCAGGTGCAGACATATTGGCTCCATCAGACATGGGTGATAATACAGTACAAAATTTAAAAGCAGAAACCAACTGTGAAGTGATGGCATATGTGAAATATAGAAGTGTGTTTTACAGTTCATTCAGAGATCTTGCAGACAGCACACCAGCCACTGAAAGAACATATCAATTGCCTGTTAACGGTGATTCAGGAATGACTGCCACAGCAAATAAATTTAAAACACAAAAAGCAGATTATATCTTGCTTAAACCAGCACAACACAGTTTGAATGAATTAAGCATGATATCCATCAGCACATATAATCCAGTAGGGTTGTATCAAGTGAGCGATGAATATAAAGGATTGCCCACGATAGAGCATCAAATAGAAATTGCTAAAGTGTATCGCAAAGCAGGTGCTAAATTTTTAGTAACATACGGAGCAAGAGACATAATTGGTAAAATTTAATATGGAACACGAAAAAATATTATTAGAATTTCGAGAATACATGGATAGAATACAAGTATGGAAAAACAATCATGGTATATTCATCAACGATATTAAAAAATTGGAAAACACAATGAATAAAATGTATGATGAATACACTACTATTTTAATAGATTACCGTAGAACTAAAAAAGATAGATACCTAGAAGATGCCAATTCTGTGCTCATAGAAGCCATAAACCTAGCAAAAAAGTTCTCAAAAGTTGAACTGATAGCATCACTCAGCAAACGATAAATACTTCTGTAAACAATTGTTTTGGGCCAGTTTCGGCTGGACTTATGGGGAATAAACCCCGTAGACCTAGAACGTCAAAGGAGAAAAAAAATGGGAAGACCAATTAATAAAAAACACATTGGTGATGGAGCAGGTAAAATCCAAGTAACAGCAGTAAAATTTGCGGCTGGTAATGAAATTACTACTGAGTCACACATTGTGTCACAAAGATCAAATAATAAATTCATCGTAACTGATGGAAATAAAACAGAAACTTGTACACTTGTAAACAAGTCAATCGGTGGATTAGGTGCTAGTGAATTCTGCATCAATGTTACTGACAGTGACGGTGTTACAAAACAAGTTACTAAACTGTACAACAGAAAAATGCAACTTGAAGGCAACACTAGACACGTATGGACTAGAGATGCTGACGGTTCATCTGATGCAGTTGAAAAAGTAATATCAGGTGCAACACAGGCAGATCCATGTGTTATCACAGCAACTGGACACGGCTTCAGCAACGGAGATAAAGTATCTATCCGTGGCGTAGTTGGAATGACTCAGTTGAACACTGAAACTGCATACGTAGTGGCAAACAAAGCAACTAACACTTTCGAATTAACAGGAATTGATAGTACAGGCTTTGGTGCATACGGTAGTGCTGGTGTGGCAACTAAAGCGGCGACAGGCGCAGGCAACATTGTTGTTGACGCTCAAGCAACTTAATAGAATACAGTTTAGGGAGTGGCAACACTCCCTAAATTATAAAAACTATGGCAAAAACAGTTTATTTAGAATCGGGTAGTTACAAAATTAAGGTAGCAGATGCCAGCAACGAAATTACGTTGGAGTCTGCACTTACTAGAGTTACTGGTGACTTGCGTATCGAAGGCGAGACAACAACAGTTAACACAACAAATTTAGCAATCGAAGACAACATAATTGAACTTAACAAAAACGAAGTAGGTGCTGGTGTAGGTGAAGGTACAGCAGGTGTTAGAGTAGACAGAGGAACACTTAATGGTGTGCAAATGATTTATGATGAATCTATTGCATGGAACAATCCAAGCACACAAACAGTTTCACAAGGACCAAACTTACAAGGACCTGGTTATGGTTCATACAAAATTTCTTCATCAGACGGCAACGACATTTTAGCATTAAGAGTTGCCAACATCAACAACAACAATGCAATATATTTTGAGCCAGGCGGAACTGGCACTTTAAGATTAGGAGCCAGTATTGCTCCAGCAAACTACATCAGCAGAATGGGTGATGACAATGATATTCCAAATAAAAAATATGTGGATGATGAAATCAATGCTGTTGTAATTGGTGCGGCTTTTCCAAGAATAGTTCAAGGTGATACAGAAGTAAAAATCACAGACAACAGTACATCTGGTCAAACATCAAAAATAGAAGTTACTATTGATGGAACATTATTAGGATTATGGGAGCCAAATAGATTTGAATTGTATCAACAAACAACAGATATTGGTAGTATTAGAATTGAAGGTGATACCATCAGCAGTCTTAATTCAAACCAAGATTTAGAATTGGTAGCACCAGGAACAGGGTCTGTAAGGGCAAATGATTCCTTTGTGATCGGCAATAGACCAAGTGTGCAAGATCCTGCTGTAGACCCGTTATATGACGCCAATGGCGTAAAATTGTATGCAAAAACACCATCTGGTGGAGATACAGGATTATATTTTGTAAATACAAATGACACAAGAGGAGAAGTGATCAGCAAGAATAGAGCACTACTTTTTGGATTAATTTTTTAAAGGAGAAACAATGGCAATAACAAACGCAAACGTAAATGGAACACAAGATGTTCTTACAGTACCTGCAGGTAAAAGTTATGCTGTTACATCTATATTGATCACAAATGTTGGTCCAGAAGATGCTACAGGTGGAGAAGATAGTAATTTCACTTTGTATGCAGTGACTGGAGCCTACATTGCAAACCAATCTATGATAGTAAACAATGCATTATTACCGGGAGCAGAAACATTCACACTAGATTCAGAAAAAATAGTGTTGGGTGCTGGAGACGTTATCAAAGTTGCTCAGTCAGGTACTAACAATCTTTCAGTTGTAGTAAGTTACTTGGAGGTGTAATGAGATATTTAAAACGTCAATCAACTAATAAAAGATTATTAAACGGTAAAGGTTTAATATACACTCAGTACGAAACAATTGAAGCACAATCAACAGGTGCATTTTTAGTTCCAAAAGGAACTCAAGTACAACGTCCCACTTCACCCATTGAAGGACAATTGAGATTCAACACAACATTAAGACAACTTGAAGTGTATGAGTCATTAGGCGGTGGCGCTCCAGTATGGAAACAATTTAGATTATCAGAACCACAAAACATTGTAGTACAAAATTTAAGTAATGGTGATGACACAGAAGTAAACTTTGGAATTCTAAATGATGGATTTGGATCAGGATTGGGTTATCCAACTGCGTCAGAAAATGTTTTAGTAATGGTGGAAAACGTTTTACAAATTCCAAACACTAACTACACATTAACACAAAATCCATGTGATGTAAACAGTAATATAATAAGTGCTGTGGCAAATTACAATTCAACAGGCGTTGGTGCATATGTAAGTTCAAATGCCGCATTGATTGATTGGCAATCCAAAGGATATCATGTTGGACAAACAGTTGTTGTGACAGGATCTGCCACTAACAACGGAACAAAAACAGTAACAGCAGTAACACCTACTCATTTAAGTGTAAACACTTTGTTGAATACTGAAGCAAACAATGGTGGTGGAAACACATTTAATATGGACGGAAAAAGTTCTGTAACAGGATTATCTTACCCATCAGGTCAATATATTACATTTGGAACAGCAGTTCCAACAGGTAAACCAGTCACTGTTTTACACAACTTTGACAAATAATTCCTTTACCAAATTTCAATAAATACTAAAAAAGGAGTGCTATGGCAGTAACCAATGTAGGTAGAATATCAGGACCATTATTAAAAGAAAATCTTACAAGAACGTCGGATTTGGCTTTTGAAACGGATCTTTTATTCATCGGGCACACCAACGGTAGAATAGGTGTCAAGAACTCCGCTCCCACAAGAGATTTTCAAGTAACAGGCAATGCCAGATACGCAGGCGATTTAATTGCCACAAACTCCGCATCAATCGGAAACATTGATATAGACGGTCCAACAAACACATTTTCAACATTGACTGGTCCTATCAACATGAATGCCACTACTAAATTTCAAATGACTGAATTACGTACAGGTAATTTAGCATTTACTAACAGTGGAATAAGAGCATACAATGGTGAGGATATCATATTTCAACCAGGTCCTGGCACAGGTAAAATGATTATTCCATCAGACCTAAACACAACAGGAAATATTCATGCTACAGGCGATATTTCTTTTGATGGAAATATTTTTATAGGTGGTGATGGTCCAGAAGATACTTTAAGTTTTAAAGGTGACATTGAATCAGATTTAATTCCTGATGTAACTGGAACTTATGATATAGGTTCTAATGGTCAACGTTGGGGAGATATGCACGTACAAACCATGACAGGTTTGAATGATATCACAATCGATAACACAATTTCTTTATCAGGTGTTGCTGTTAACTTAGGTATTCAAAATAAATGGTATGTGAGTACCAACGGTACTGATTTATTAGCAGGTAATCATCCTAACTTTGCGTTTGGAACAATACGTCATGCATTGTCATACATTGAAGAAAGCACAGCAGGTCCACATGAACTACACATTTTACCTGGCACATACACAGAACAATTTCCATTAGAAGTACCAGCAAATGTCACAGTAAAAGGTACAGGCATCAGAGCAGTTACAATCAAACCAGATGTGCCTAATAGATATCAAGATGCATTTTTAATGAATGATGGATCAGTTGTATCAGATTTAACTGTCAAAGATTTCCATTATGATGCAAACACTGATCGTGGTTACGCTTTTAAATTTTCAGACAATGCCGGTATTGTAACAAAATCACCATACGTACAAAATGTTTCAGTGGTCACACAAGGAGACACACGAACAGCAACTGACCCAAGAGGATTTGATTCAGGAGATGCAGGTAGAGGTGCATTGGTAGATAGCAATGTTTTAGATACAGCATCACCAAGAACATCGATGTTATTCAATATGGTTACATTTATTACTCCGGGTGCAGATGCAGTAACAGTTAAAAACGGATCAAGAATTGAGTTTATCAATTGCTTTACTTACTTTGCAAATAGAGGTTTGTATCTACAACACACATTAAATCAATACACGCCAACAGCGGGAAGTTATAATCCTGCAACTGGTGTAATGACTTTAACTATTGGCAACCACTCAATAAGAGTTAACGAAACAATTACTATTGCAGACAACAGTTTAACTTTCACGTGTGCTATGGATGGTCATACAACAGATCACACTTACCCAAGACCATCAGATCCTTATTCAGGTAAAAAGATTACAATCACAGAAACAACTGCTACATCTATTACGTGTAACGTTGGTATATCAAGCAATGTGTCAGCACACCTATTTAAAAGTGCAACTGCAAATGCTATAACAGAAGGCACAATGAACGAAGCAAGAGTAATTGCAAGTGCAACAATATATGGTAATCAGGGTGTTGTAGCGGATGGAAATGGAAGTTTAGCATATCTGATCAGTCATAACTTTGCTTATGTTGGTTCAGGAAAAAATGTAGAAAATGATGTAGACACTATTGATCAAACAAATGAAGTTGTAACAACAAATAATGCAAGAGTTCATTTTGTAAGTCAAGACCAAGGTGGAGATTTTAGAGTTGGCGATAATTTTATTGTAGATTTAGGAAAAGGTACAACTTCAATAGCAGTGAATGATGGAGAATTAGGTGCGTCAACATTGACAGTTGGTGTACAAGGTAAAGAAACTCTTGTTGATGCTACAAAAATAGATGTACCAAATTTTAGAATTTCTAACAACACAATTCAAACATTAAACAACAGTTTCTCGATAGGTGCTGTTGGATCATCCAATGCTGTAAATTTAACTGCAAATGTTTTGATGCCTAAAGTTGACATCACAGGAAATGCCACAATAGGTGGATCAGGATTAAATTTTGGAAATGATGCTGGAGACACTGTAAATTTTGCAATGGATTTTGAACAAGATTTACTACCAAGTCAAGATACTCAAAGCAATATAGGTAGTGCAACAAAAAATTGGAAAGAAACAAATTCATCAAGAATAACTTTAGACAATATTGATATTCACAATAATACTATTCAAACCACAGACACAAATTCACAATTAGAATTGAGAGCAAGTGGTATAGGTAAAGTTAATTTAGGCACTGTTGGATTCAAAACAAATATAACATCTGCATCAGGAGATGTTGCATTTAGTGGAGGAACAACTAACACAATAATTAACTCCACAAGTCATCTATCTCTACCATCAGGAACCTCAGCACAAAATCCTAATCAAGGAAATGCTGTAAGGTTTGATTCAAGTATAAATGAATTTGAATTATTTTCAACAGGTAAAATAGCACTGAATGGAATAAAAGATGGTGACCGAGACACTAATATTGATTTAAGCAGTAACAAATTTACTTTTTACACAGCCAATGGATATGCTGGTGAAATAGACGGTGCAGGTAACTTAATTGTACCTAAGTTTGCTAGTCAAGATCAGATTTCTATTAATGGCAACACAATAGGTGTGGGCAGTGCCTCAAATCCACAAGCAGGTTTCACAGCAAATGGAACAGGGAAAGTGGTGCTAGACACTGCTAATCTTCAAATTTCTGGGGGAACTATTGAGAACAAATTAGTCAACCAAGATATCAAATTCACAGGTACAGGAGTAAAAGCAAACAGAACAGTACAATTTGATTCACTCAACGGATATATAGGACCATTTGGAACAACTGTACAACGTGATGCCACAACTGCTAGACTAGGAGCAATATGGTGGAACTCGGACAGTGGTCTTTTAGAAGTGTATGCTGGAGCAGTGGATGGTTGGGTTTCTTCCATTGGTGTGCAATCTGTCACAGTTACAGACGAAATTGCGGAAGATCTCAATGTGGTTTACAACCTCATATTAAACTAGTATAAATTAACCTTGTACAATATAATACCAAAAGACCGATAAATAATACTAATGCAGAATCCGACCAGATTCAGCAGGACAAACCGTGGTCAACCGACGAAGAACTTATGAATAATGTAAGGTGAAAATCAGGTTGGTGGGACAAGATCCCCGTGCTATAAAGGAGCAAAAACAATGGCTGTAGGTCGAATATCAGGTCAGCTCTTGAAGTCCAATCTTCTGCGTAATGGAGCAGATTTGGCATTCGAGACGAACTTGTTATACATTGATGTTAATAACAACAGGATTGGTGTTAAGACCAGCACTCCTCAATACCCGCTAGATATAAACGGAACAGCACGTACAACAAATGCAGAAGTTACTGGACAAGTAGACGTAGGAAATATCACAGTAACTGGCAATACAATTTCAACAACATCATCTCAACTTAACTTTTCAGCAATAGACGGTATTGTATACAATAACGAAATTCACGTAGATGATCTTATAATCACTAACAATAAAATTCAAGCAACTGATACCAATCAAAACTTTGAGATTGTTACTAGTGGTACAGGTAAAGTAGATATTATAGGTAACACAGAAGTACAAGGAAATATTCACGCAACAGGAAATATTAGAGCAGACGGTAACATCACTATTGGTGATTCTGATACAGATTCTATTACAATTAATGCTGATATTACATCAAACATTATACCTGATGCTTCAAACACATACAGTTTAGGAACTGCCGCAAAACGTTGGAATCAAGCATATGCCAACAATTTAACAGTAGACAACCTGGCACTGTCAGGAAACATCACTGTACAAGGACTAAACTTAACAGCACGTCCAGGTAAAGTAATATACGTGGCAACCAACGGTGATGACTCTAAATCAGGAACTCACCAAAATGATCCATATGCTTCAATTGAACAAGCATTATCAGTGGCTATTGCTGGAGACCATGTTTACATTTATCCAGGCACATACACAGAAGATTTTCCATTAACTATTCCAACAGGAGTTAGTATAAGAGGTGATGGAATTAGAGCAGTAAAAATTCAACCAAGCAATGCAACAAACAGCAATGATGCTTTTATATTAAATGGTGAAACAACTGTTGAAGATTTAACTATTACAGGTTTTTACTATAACAATTCTGCAAACACAGGACACGCATTTAGATTTAATCCAACAGGTGCAGATGATTCAACAGGATTTCAAGTTACATCTAGATCACCTTATGTAAGAAACGTAACTGTCATTACACACGGAACAGTGACAACAGCAACTGACCCAAGAGGATTTGGATCTGCTGATGCTGGAAAAGGTGCATTGTTAGATGGTTCAGTGGCAACTCCTGCATCTAATGAAGCAAGTTGTTTGTTTCAAAATGCAACATTTATTACTCCAGGTGTTGATGCAATCACACTTACAAATGGTGTAAGAATAGAATGGTTAAACTCATTTACATATTTTGCGGCAAGAAGTATCTATGCTGTTGACGGCACAACTGGTTTTGCTGAAGATGGTAAAACACAATTAAAAGTTGCAGGTTTATCAGGTACGGCAATCCAAGCAGGGCACGTTGTATCATACTACGACACAGACAATGTAACTCTATTAGCATCAGGCACAGTTGAATCTGTAGATGGAGATAAAATTATAATTGATGGGAAATCAACAGGATTTGCAATGCCACCAGAAACAACAGGCAAACAAATCACTGCCAACGGTGATGCAAAACTAGATACGTCTGTTAAAAAGTTTGGACAATCCAGTTTGCTTTTAGATGGCACAGGAGACAGTGCATCAATAGGAACAACAGCAGACTTTGGATTTGGCACAGGAGATTTTACAATAGAATTTTGGGCATACCCAACACAACTTCAATCCACAACATTATTTGATTTTAGAAACAATGCATCAATAGAATATTCATTGATGTTGTACATGACTAACAACGGTCCAAAACTTTATGTTAACGGAGCAAATGTAATCATAGGAAGTCAAGGTTTCAATCTTAATGTTTGGACACACTTCTCGTTGGTAAGAAGCAGTAACACTGTAACGATGTATGTTGCAGGACAAAATGTTGGATCGGCAACAGTTGCAAATGATTTAGGTGCGGCAAAACCATGTGTGATGGGTAACAACTATGATGCCAATAATGGCTTTATTGGAAACATGGACGACTTTATAATTTATAAAGGTTCAGCAATACGTTCAGGAAACTTTACTCCACCAACAACAGAAGCAATTGGAAATCCAAACACAGTATTAGTAAGCAGATTCAATGGACCAAATTTATCAACTTCATTTTTAGATACTAACATACCAATTCAAGACATTAGAACATCAGCAGGAGCGACAGCAACAAACTTTACTCTAGTTGATTACACAGACTTTGGAGCAGAAGTAAGATCAATTGCATCTGCATCTATCTACGGAACATTTGGTGCTGTGGGTGATGGTGTTGGTGTAAAAATGTATTTGATTTCACACAACTTTGCTTACATTGGAAACGATTACGAAGTTGATAACGATGCAACAACAGTGGTTCAAGCCAACGAAGTTGTAACAACAAATAATGCAAAAATTTATTATTCATCAGTTGACCATAAAGGTGATTTTAGAGTTGGTGATCAATTTTATGTTAATCAAGAAACAGGACAAGTTGCGTTTACATCAGCATCACTTAATATAGATGTTGATCAAGCATTAACATTTACATCAGGACCTAACGTTACAGTTATATCAGGAGATAAAATTGAAACAGGAAATGTTCAAATATCTGGAAATAATATTACAACAACATCAGGAGATTTAAACATTGATTCATTTAATAATCAAATTAATTTTGTTGACGATGTAAACATTACTGGAAATTTAGATATCACAGGAGATATTACAATAGGTGGAAATGTTACAATAGGTGATGAAACAACAGATTCAATTAATATTACAGCAGGTATTAGTTCTGATATTATTCCTGCACTAGATAATACTTATAATGTTGGTTCATCTACAAAAAGATGGAACACAATATTTGCCAATGAAGCACAAATAGACAGTGTAAACATTAAAGGAAATTTAATTCAAAGTAATAATACAAATGCTGATTTAGATTTAAGATCAAGTGGAACTGGTGGAGTAAGAGTTGAAAACTTCTCAGTATCAGGAGATACAATAACAAACGATTCAGGAGACTTTACAATTAATCCTGCTTCAGGTGTGTTCAGAGTTGACGGTACTGGATCTGTTAGAATTCCAACAGGTACAACTGCTCAGAGACCAGGTTCTGCATCAGCAGGTATGATGAGATACAACACTGATGATTCAGTGTTTGAAGGATATAACGGAACAAACTGGTTAGCATTGTCTGGTGTTTATGACTTAGACAAAGACACATACATCACTGCTGAGGCTACACCGGGTGCAGATGATGACACACTTAGATTTTATGCTGGTGGAGTTTTGGTGGCAAATGTTAATACAACAAGGTTTGATGTCACATCTTTACAGGTAGATGACATAACAATCAGTGGAAATACTGTAACAACCACAGGAACTGACCAAGATTTGATCCTGAATGCTCAAGGAAATGGTAGTATCAGAATTGAAGACTTCAAGTTTGAAGGAAATGCGATAACTAATATTATATCTAGTCCGATTGTATTAAAAACAACTGGAACGGGATATATTGATGTGTCAGATTCTGGTGGGTTTGTACTTCCGGTTGGAACAACAGCAAACAGACCGTTTACGCCTTTAATAGGTATGATACGTTATAACACCGCAGATCAACGTGTTGAACTGTATGATGGTAATGCTTGGGGTTCAATCGCAGGTTCATCAGGTGCTGTAAGTATTATTGACGCAACAGAAATAGCAGTGGAATATGCACTGGCATTAGGATAGGAAAAATATGGCAACAAATTTTAGAAACTCTGTAACAAAAAGTGTAGGAACTGTGACTACGGCGGTATACGAAGCCTCTCCAGGATCATACACAACAATCATTGGAATGGTTTTAGCAAACTTAACAGAATCAGTTGTAGAAGCCAGTGTAACATTAACAGCAACTCCAGATTCAGTTACAGGATTTATTGTAAAAGATGTTTTAATTGCACCAAACTCTAGTTTACGTGTATTGAACTCAGGAGAAAAATTAATTGTGGCAAGTCAAAACAGTTTAAATGTAAAATCAAACATCAACGACTCATTAGATTGTGTGTTGAGTTATGTGGAGATAACATAAGATGTCAAATACAGTTGGACAGGATACTTCCGTATATCTTCAAAATGGTATCAAAGACAGATACTTTTATGGATTACGAAGAACCGACGAAGGAACTTTGTTCATCGGTAAAGTTGACCAACTAGGGTTTAACGATCCTGTGGCAATAAACAATCCAGGAAATATTGATGACAACTTTAAAGATTTTGATCAAGGTTATGATTTTTATGAAGGTAGAGATTTGAATCATGCCAAACCATTTAAAAATTTAAGATACGAACAATTTAGATGGGACGATGTAAATTTAAATTATTATATTAATTCAGAAGGTGAACTAGTTGTAAGAATAAACAGTAACGTTGGTGATGGAGCAATAACGTATCCACAGACTGACGAATCCGTAACTGTAGAACAAACTGTATTCACTTTGGATAAAACAAATTACTTAATGGATAGTAATGAAATAACATTCGATAGAGGATAAAGTAGGAGGAAAAAACGAATGACACGACAACTTATAAACACTGGTATTATCCCAAATGATGGTCAAGGAGACTCGTTAAGGGACGCTGGTGGAAAAATGAATAACAATTTTCAAGAATTGTATACAGCTCTTGGAAATGGAACAGCCTTAACAATAGTCAATAACAATTTGATTACTGCCACAGGTGCTAACAAAATTACTTTTTTATATTCAACTCTAGCAGATTTACCAGATGCGGCAACGTATCATGGAATGTTTGCTCATGTACACGGTGAGAATGCTTCCTACTACGCTCACGCAGGTGCTTGGGTAAAAATTGCAGATGCGAATAAATCTTTCGGAATGTTTTCAGATGTTGACTTAACAGCAACACCAACCAACGGACAAGCATTAGTTTATGATTCAGGTTCACAAACTTGGAAACCAGGAACTATATCCGGCGGTGGCGGTGGCGGCGGTGGTGCAACTGCATTTCTTGGACTAACAGATACTCCAGCAACTTATTCAGGACTATCAGGTGGTTTTTTACAAGTTAATGGCACTGCTGATGGCTTAACAATTGTTGCGGCATTTTCAATTGACAAACTTTCAGATGTTGACACAACAACTAGTGCTCCATCTTCAGGACAAGTTTTAAAATGGAATGGAACAAAATGGGCACCAGCAGATGATTCAACGTCAGGTGGTGGAGCCGCAGATGCAGGCACACTAGATGGATTGGACAGCACATACTTTTTAAATTACAACAACCTAAACAACAAACCTACAGTTCCATCTTCAGTATTAACATTGACAGATACTCCAGCAACTTTTTCAGGTCAAGCAGGAAAAACTGTTAAAGTAAATGCAGGTGCAACAGCATTAGAATTTGTAACAGATTCAGGTGGTGGAGCAAGTACTCTTAATGATTTAACTGATGTAACAATATCAACACCAGCTCAAGGTGATGTATTGTATTACAACGGAACAGGCTGGGTGAAACAGAACGGTCCAACAATGAGATGGGACGTTGGAGCCTCAGGTTCATCCAATTACACTTTTACAGGTCCAGGATTTGCAAGTACAACAAATGATCCTGTGCTATATTTGATGAGAGGACACTCTTACATTTTTGTAAATTCAACAGGTGCTAGTCACCCATTTGAATTTAGAGTATCAAATGGTGGAGCAGAATACACAGCAGGAATAAGTGGTTCTAAAACAGGAACGCAAGTTTTAGAAGTTCCTATGGATGCACCAAGCACACTTTATTATCAATGTACTATCCATTCAGCAATGGGTAACACAATCAACATAGTGAGTTAATAGATAATGGCACAAGTATTTGGCGTAGGCATAGACGAATTACAAAAGACACTCGCAAACAATAGATATTTCTATGGATTGCGTAGAACAGATGCAGGCGAATTATACATGGTGAAATCAGATTTATTAAGACTAGAAGATGGAGTACAATTGAATAGACCAGGAAATATTGATGAAAACTACAACAATTGGAGTAGAGGAGAAGACTTCTTTGAAGGTAGAGATCAACAACATAGAAAAAATTACCCGAATTTAGTATACGAACAGTACAAATGGGATGGTAGAAACCTGTTTTATTACGTGAATAAAGAAGGGGAATTAGTATTAAAAGTTAACGAGGCTCACACATATCCAGGATATGTGGAACCTTATAGTACATAAGGAAATAAATACATATAGGAATTAATTCATGGCAGATTTTCGAATAGATAGAATTAGATTTAGATGGAGAGGCGATTGGTCAGCCAACACTCTTTACGTAAAAGATGATGTATTAAGATACGGTGCAAAAGTATTTGTATGTGTTGAAGTACACACATCAGACACAAACTTTTACAACGACTTAAACAACTCAATTCCAAGATGGTCTCAAATGATGGACGGTCAAAGTTGGACTGGTGCATGGACACCTTCAACGTTTTACAAAATTGGTGAATTGGTTAAAGTTGGTGGTCTAATTTACAAATGTATTGAAGGACATATTTCAAATGCATCTGCATCAAATGGTGTACTAGGAGATGAATTAAAATGGGTATACTTTGCTCGTGGAGAAGATTGGCAAAGTGTTTGGACACCTGCTACACTTTATAATGTTGACCAAACAGTAATTTACGGTGGATCAATTTGGAAATGTAACACAGCACACACTTCAGGAACTGCAGATGATGGATTACAATTCAATGCGTCATATTGGGATCAATATTCAAGATCAGACAACTTTAGAAACGATTGGGCATCAAACACTTTATACTATCCAGATGATATTGTGTATTATGGTGGTACAGTTTACAGATGTAAAACTGGACACAGATCAGCAACTACAAACAAATTTATAAATCCTACTGCTACATACGGTGGTGCGTCAGGAACAGGATTCCAATTCTTTATTTTTAAAACTGGAACAACTTACAATCTTAAAATTACAAACGGCGGATCAACTTATCTTGCTACAGAACAATTTACAATTTTAGGATCAGCATTAGGTGGAGCAACTCCAGCCAATGATGCAGTAATCACTATCAGCACAGTAAACAGTGGTGCAATAGCAACAGCATCAGTAGATGGTGTAGCAAATGATTCTAATGATGGTTTAGAAGCAAACAGTGGACAGTGGGAAACTGTATTCACAGGAATTAGATACAGAGGAGATTACACTGTTGGAGAAAGATATTCAGCAGGAGAACTAGTAAGATGGTCTCCAGGTATGTGGCAAGTAACCACAGGACACTGGGCAACAAATGATCAAATGGTTGAAAGCAATTTCAATTTATGGGTACCAGGTTTAGAATTTGAAGCAATATGGAATATTTCTCAATACTATCAAAAAGGTGACGTTGTACTTTACGGTGGTTACACATATGTTGCACTATTAAGTAACGTTGGTGTTACACCTGCAGTTACAGACGGAACAAACACTTGGGAATTACAAATTGTTGGGTACACATTCACAGGCGAATGGAAAGAAACTTATCTAGTTAATAATGCAGTTGAACCTTTTCCATACAAAACTGGAGATGTTGTAAGAGCAGGTGGTGATTTATACATTGCTGTAAAAGATAATGCAAGTGTAGATCCAAGCACAAGAAGTGTTTATGATGAAGGATCAGATAGTCCTTTCCCATGGCAATTACTTGTAACAGGTTATGCTTACAAAGGTCCTTGGAAAGAAACTAATTTAGGTGGTGTATCAGGTGAACAAACATATTTCCCTGGAGACGTTGTTACAGTTGCTGGCACACTTTACAAATGTATTTTAAAACATGAAGCAAATTCATCAGACGCTAAACCACCATTAGATTTTGAATCAGAAAATGTTGGTCCTTATTGGGTATTATTAGCAACAGGACACACTCCAAACGTATTGGAATATCCTGGAGATATTAAAACACAAAACGAAGATTCAACAAGATTAAGAATTGGTTTAGGTACATCAGGACAACTATTAAAAGTAGGTTCAAATGATATTCCTTTCTGGGAAGATTTTGATGTAACACCAAAAGTTTATTATGTTTCACCAGACGGTGAAGACCTTGATTCAAGAGGAACGCAATTAGCGGCTCCTTTTAAAACAATTAAATTTGCTTGTGATTTTATTAATGGAGATTTATCTGCAAGATCACCTGCAACTGTAATGGTTAAAACAGGATTATATCAAGAAGTTTTACCTATCACTGTGCCAAGAGATACTGCACTTGTAGGAGATGAATTAAGAAGTACTGAAGTTAAACCAGCGTCAGGTTATGAAACTGGTTACAATATGTTCCTTGTAAATAATGGCTCAGGCATAAGAAATATGTCTTTAAGTGGATTATCAGGAACATTAGGACCAGTCAACGAATACGGAACAAAAAGACCAACAGGCGGTGCTTTTGTTTCATTGAATCCTGGTTCAGGAGCATCAGATGCCGCGGCTTGGATTACAACACGATCTTGTTATGTACAAAATGTATCAACATTTGGATCAGGATGTGTAGGTTTAAAAGTAGATGGAGATTTACACAACGGTGGTAACAAATCAATTGTAGCCAATGACTTTACACAGGTTCTTGATAACGGTATTGGTTTCTGGGTTAACGGTGAAGGTAAAGCAGAACTTGTATCTGTGTTCACTTACTATTGTCACATAGGTTATCTAGCAACTTCAGGTGGTAAAGCAAGAGCAACAAACGGAAACAACTCTTATGGAGATTGGGGATCAGTTGCAGAAGGTGTAACACCTACTGAAACACCTATTACAGCAAAATTCAATAACAGAACTCAAGAAGCTCAAGTGGATGCAGTTTACAATGATGAAAACGAAATATTTGCTTTTGCTTATGATCATGCAGGACAAGATTACACATCTGCTAATATTACAATATCAGGTTCAGGTCAAGGTGCAACAGCATCAATTAATTATGAAAACACTAGAGACGGTGCCGTAAATAAAATTAGAATATTAGGTCCTGGAGATTCAACTCCAGCAGGTGGTTCCGCTTATACAAGTAAATCAGGGCCAGCAATATCAGGTACTGCTACTAGTATAAAATTAAATGCACAATTCCAAGGAACAACAGCCCAAACAGTTGGACAAAGACTTTATATTTGGGAAGGTACTGGTAGAGGACAATACGGAATTATTGATTCTTTCAATGAAGTTACAAAAGAATGTACAGTTAAAAAAGAATTTGATAACACACCAGGGTTCCAACACTTTTTAGGTGGATTTGCAATTGAAAAAGAATTAGATCCATCAACAAAATATTTTATTGAACCAAGAATAACTTTCAGTGAACCACCATACTCTAGTTCAACAGCGTCTATTCCATTAAATGGAGAATACGTATTAGGTGCTTCAAGAAGAGTTACAAACACAAACGTAACTGTATTATTAGGTAATGGTAGAGGATTAAGATCAGTTGATTCTACTAACTGGACTGTTGCAAACAGTGTACCAACACAAAACTGGAACAGTTTAGAAGGCGGTGCTAATAACTTTATGGCAACTTCAAGTGCAGGTGGTGTAGCAAGATCACAAGACGGTGCTAACTGGAGTGACATATCAGGCAACATAGGTGCTGATATTTTCAGAGGTTGTGCATGGGAAAATGTATCTGCAAAATGGGTTGTAGTTTCAGAAACAGGTGTTGTATACACATCAGGTGACGAAGGAAACACATGGACGTCAGTTCAAGTTGAACCATACGATGGATCAACAGCAGTGTTTTCAAAAATTGCGGCTGGTAATGGTTTAATTATTATAGGTAACGACTTTGGTCAAACTTGGGAATCAGTAGACGGCGGTACAACATGGGAGTTGGCGGCTAATATAGGTGGTGATAGATATCTATTACAAAAATTAACTTTCACAGGAGATAAGTTTATAGCATCAGTACAAGATTCACCATTTGATGATTCAACATCAGTGAACAAATTTTTTGTATCAAATGCGAATGCGGCACAAAGTTCAACAAGTGCTATCACAGTTTGGACTGAATCAGAAACACCTCCACACTCAGGACCATACATGAAAGTAACAAGTTCACAAGGAACTTTTGTTGCTATAACTGGAAATGGTGAAGTAGCATATTCATATGATGCAGTAAGTTGGAAACAATTAACAACATTAACAGGAACCTTTACAGGTATAATAGGCGGCAGAAATGCTGGAGGTTATTTTGTTCCAATAAAACAAGGAACAATAACAAATTTAACTGTACTTAAAAAAGGTGCTCCACCTTTAGCAAGAGTCATAACAAATGCAGGAAAAGTTTCTAAAGTACAATTATTAGACACAGGATCAGGTTATTCAACAGCACCAACAATCACAATCAGTGACAACGTGAATGTGTTAGACGTGGCAGTTGAAGCAAGAATAGCCAGCGGTGTATTAAGTCAACCAACGTTCACAAACAGAGGTACAGGATTTATAAATGTAAGTGCAACTGTTACAGGTGACGGTTTTGCTGATGAATTCCAATTAGGAAAAGTTGTACAAATAAAAGATTTATCAAGAGAACCTGGACCAGGTGACTTGTTGTACATCAATGGTATTCAAGATCAAATTTACAGAGTAACACAGATTACAAACGTTGCAGGCGTGGCTCCAAATCTTACAGCAACATTTAGAATTTCACCGAGTTTAAAATCTAACGAATCTCCAGTGCATGAAAATACAATGACAATTAGACAACAGTATTCACAAATTAGATTAACTGGACACGATTTCTTAGATATTGGAACTGGAGGAGTAACAACAACTAACTATCCAGAACTTTATACTAATGCTGGATTTACAGACGGTTACGAATCACAATATGCTAGAGAAACTTCTGACAATGGCGGTGGTAGAGTTTTCTACACATCAACTGACCAAGATGGTAACTTCCGTGTTGGTGAATTATTTGAAGTTGAACAGGCAACTGGTATTGTAACACTAAACGCAGACTTATTCAACTTATCAGGACTTTCAGAATTAGCATTAGGTGGTGTTGTACTAGGTGGTACAGAAGTTGTAATTAGAGAATTTTCAACTGATCCTACAATGTCAGCAAATTCAGACAATGTTGTACCAACACAAAAAGCGATTGTAACTTATATTGGTTCAAGAGTTTCAGGTGGTGGTGCTAACTTGAACGTTTCAGGTTTTAGAGCAGGACAAATTAAAGTAAGAAATAAAGAAATATTTAATGAAGCATTTCCAGAAACAGGACAAATTGTTATAGACAGAATTGCTAATTTAAATGGTGGATTTTCAGGCTCATTGTTAGCATTGAACTTTTTCACTGGCGGTGTAGCAAGTACAGAATTAAATGAAGGAGATCCGGCTAGTGCTATTGATAGTTCTAACGGATATGGTCAATAATGATAAATAACTACAATAAGAGGATATATTAACCCATGGCTGAGTTTAAATTAGGTAGAATACGTTTTGTTTGGAAAGGTGCTTGGTATACAAGTGCCCTTTATTCAGTAGATGATGTTGTAAGATATGGTGGTAGAACATACATTTGTATAGTAAACCACACGTCTGACGCAGAATTCCAAGTAGATTTAACAGCGGCAAATTGGGCATTGATGTCCGATGGTCAAGAATGGAAAGGTGACTGGGGAGTAAACACAACATACAAACCAAATGATGTTGTAAAATACGGTGGTTACATTTATATTTGTAACACAGGTCACACTTCAAATGCAGATGTTAACATTGGACTAGAAGGCGACATTGCAAAATGGGATCTTTTCATTGAAGGTTTTGATTACAAAACAGACTGGGCAATAAGCACAAGATACAAAGTAAACGATTTAGTAAGATACGGTGCAACTGTATATCTTTGTACAACAGAACACACATCAGCGGCAACATTGGCTGATGGTTTAGAATTAGATATTGCAAAATGGGAAGTGTTTGCAAAAGGATTTAACTGGTTAAACACTTGGGCAATAAGCACAAGATACAAACCAAATGACACAGTAAGATATGGTGGACAACTTTATGTTTGTATCACTGGACACACTTCAGCAGGCACAGTAGCATCAGGTTTAGAAAATGATCAAGCAAAATGGCAATACCTACACAAAGGTATTGAATATTTAGGTGTTTGGGTAACAGCAACAAGATACAAAGTTAATGATGTTGTTAAGTATGGTGCTAACTTATGGATTGCAACAGCGTCACATACAGCAGGTGCATCATTGGCGGCTGACGAAGCCAACTGGGACATTTTTATTCCAGGTTTAGAATTTGAAGATTCGTGGAGTTCATCTACACAATACCAACCAGGTGACATTGTTACTTACGGAGGTTACCAATACGTTGGATTAAGAAATAACTTAAACAAAGTTCCATCAACAGAAACTGCTGATTGGGATTTATTTGTTACAGGTTTCAGTTTAAAAGGAGATTACAACAACGCAACTGCTTACAAAACAGGAGATGTTGTTAGAGTTGGTGGTACAACTTACATTGCTATCGCTGACACAACAGGAAATAGACCACCAAGTGTACTACACTGGGATAAACTAAACGAAGGTTTATACTGGAAAGGTACTTGGGGCAATGCGGCTGTTTATGACAAAGGCGATATTGTAAGAGGATCAGTAAACACAGACACTTCTTACATTTGTATTACAGCACACACTTCAAACAATGTTGGACCAGCAACAATCAATCAACCAGATTATGCACCAGGGGCTGGTGTTGACACATCTGTTTGGCAATTGTTAGCAGGTGGACCAGAAAATGATGTGTTATCAGCAGAAGGTGATATTTTAATTTACGGTGCTTCAGGACCAGCAAGATTACCGATTGGTGCTTCAGGACAAGCACTTGTTGTTAATGCGGCAGGTACATTACCTGAATGGGGATTTGTTGGACAAGTAGATCAAGTTTACTATGTAGGTCCAGGCGGTGTTGATACTCCGGCTCCAAATGCTGGTGTTACACTAGACAGTCCATTTAAAAATGTAAGATATGCACTTCATCAAATTGATCAAGGACCAAGAAATCCACAAGGTGTAAACTTATTAAACAGAAACAAAGCATTCATACAAGATGAAGTTATTGCTTGGATTAATGTTCAAATTGCTGGTAATATTTCACCATTCACAAACGCATTTACATACGATGCAGTAAAATGTAGAAGAGATATAGGTATTCTTATTGATGCTACAATTAATGATTTGAAAAAAGGCGGAAATGTTCAATCAAGAAAAGCGGCTTTACAATATTTCACACCAGCAGGTGCGTCATACGTAACTGGACAAGTAGCAGAAACTTCAGCGGCAATTGTTAGAGCGGCATACATTGCTCAACAAGTGGTTGTGAATTCATCAGGATACACACCATCACAAGCCACAACACTTCAAGTAACTGATTTGACTAAGGTAGTAGAATCAACAGTTGTTGCAGACATAAACACATTAATGACATTGTCATCAAATGCAATTACGGCTGGTAACATCAACAGTGTTCCTACAAAATTATCACCTCAAATAACTTTAAATGTTAAAACAGGTACGTATTATGAAATACTTCCAATGTATGTACCAAGAAATTGTGCTGTGGTTGGAGATGAATTAAGATCAACTAACATCAGACCGGCGGCTTCAGTGGTTGCAAACGGTGATGTTGCATACAGTTTACAAGGTATTCAACGTTTAGAAGCAATCATCAGTGATGTTGTTCAAAACAATGCTGTTACAGTAACACCATCAGGTGGTATAATAACAACTCCAACTGGTGCAAGTTTAGGTTACCAAGGTGCTGGTTTAATTGAAGGTACAGGAACAGTTAACACAACAGCGTCTGCTTCAGGAACAGGTGCTACATTTACATTGACAACAAACGCATTTGGTTTCGTTACAGGATTAACTGTATTGGCTCCAGGACAAAATTATGTAGTAGGTGAAACAGTTACTATTCCTTCAACAGAAACAATTAACAATCCAAGTACTGGTGACACAGCGATTGGTGAAACAATCACATTCCAAGTGTTAACAGTAACATCAGGAAACACAGTTACACAAAACACAGCAGTGCCGGCAGGTACAGCGGCGGCAGGTACAGCGGCGGCGGCAATTGTTGACAATATTGAAAAATACATTGACTTCAAAATTAATGCAAACGGTACAGAGCCGACAGCAACAGGTTCAAACGTAGCAGAAGTAAGTGCTGGTTACACAGATGCACGTCTAAGATTATTAGCCAACAGAGACTTTATGGCTAAAGAGTGTGCAGAATTTGTGAAAAGAGCAAACCCAGGTTATGTGTTTGGTCAAAACGACTGTGAAGACGATATTAAAGATTACGTAGACGGAGTTATTCACGATTTAGAATACACAGGAAACTATGCATCATTAAAAGGTGCCAAATGGTATGTGAATGCTGTACAAGGTTCAACAACTTCAGACATGTTATACATGAGACAAGCAACAGGTTTAAGAAACTGTACTGTACAAGGACTAACAGGTTCATTGGGAGCGGCAAACAGTTATGGAACAAAACGTCCATCAGCGGGTGCTTTTGTTTCTCTTGATCCAGGATACGGTCCAACTGATACTAAAACATGGATTGCAACTACAACTGCTGGTACACAACAGTTTACACCAGGAACAGGAACAAGTTATGATCCTGCAACAGGAACAACTGTATTAGCAATTGGTTCACACAAATTACAACCAGGTGAAACTGTAAGACTTACAACATCAAGTTTAACATTTAGTTGTACTCAAGATGGCAATGCAACTCAAATTGCTTATCCAAGAACAACTGACCCGGCGGCAGGTAAAGAATTAACAATTTCAGCAGTAACTACAACATCAATCACTGTAAATGTTGGAGCAAGTGCTCCAGGACAACAATATCCACACACATTTGTAAGTGCAACTGCAAATTCTGTACAAGAAGAAACAATTACTAGAACAGGTGGAAGATCACCTTACATTCAAAACGTTACAACATTTGGAACAGGTGCTGTAGGACAAAAAATTGACGGAGATTTACACGCAGGTGGTAATGATTCTATGGTATCAAATGACTTTACGCAAGTAATATCAGATGGTATTGGTGCATGGATTACAAATTTAGGAAGAGCAGAACTTGTATCTGTGTTCTCATACTACGGACACATTGGATACCTTGCAGAAACAGGTGGAAAAATACGTGCTACAAACGGTAACTCATCATATGGTGATTTTGGTTGTGTGGCAGAAGGTGTTGATCCAACTGAAGTTCCTGTAACAGGTAAAGTTAACAACAGATCAACTGATGCATTAGTAGATTCTGTGTTCACAGACGGTGAACAAATACTTGCACTTGAATATGGAAATGCAGGTAGAGAATATTCAAATGCTACTGTAACAATTACAGGTGATGGTTTTGGATTAAACACAGTAACAGCAACTTACAATACAGGCGGAGTATACAAAATTAGATTAACAGAAACTCCTGCTTCTGATCCATCAGATTTAGGTGGTAAAGGTTTTGTAACTACTACAAACTCAGGACAAACAGGTACAACAACACAAATTACTTTAGCGGCGGCAGATTCAGCGGCAAGTGGAGTTTATGTTGGAATGGCTTTATTTGTAACAGAAGGTAAAGGTGCTGGACAGTACGGTTACATTGACACTTACAATTCATCTAGTAAAATTGCAACAATTAAAAAATTCTCAGATAACTCAGCAGGTTGGGACGCATTAGGTGGCAAAGCAGTTGAGGCAACACTGGATTCAACAACAATCTACGAAATCACTCCAAGAGTGGTTATAGGTGCTCCAAGTAATGATGGTTCAACAACTCCTAGACAGGCAGTTGCTAGAGCAGTTGTTACAGGAGAAGTTATTTCAAGTGTTAAAATATTAGATTGTGGTGCTTCTTATACAAGTGCACCAACAGTAACATTTACAGATCCAAACAACACTACAGAAGCGCCTGTACAAGCATACATCGGCGATGGTGTATTAGGTCAACCAACATTTGTTGCAAGAGGTTCAGATTATGTAACTGCTTCTGCTACAATCACAGAGCAAGGTTTACAAGCAACTGTTACAGCAATTACTAAGGCATCACCTGCAGTAGTAACAGCAGTAGGACACAACTACAACACGAATGACAAAGTTAAATTTGATGGCATTCTTGGAATGGTAGAATTGAATACTGGTGTGTACTATTATGTTAAAGTTTTAACAGTAGACACATTTGAAATTTATGCAGACTACGAAATGACAACTGCAATTGATTCAACTGGATACACAACATATCTAAGTGGTGGTACAGCAGAATTATTTGGTGGATTTAGAGATGATTATCAAACAGGAAAATACATTGCTGTTGAAAATTTAACTTCAATTCCAAGAGCAGGATCAAACATTGAGTTTGGACATTTACCAGGACAATATTTCAAACTGGTTGCTGTTAATCAACAACTTGGAACACAAACTCCATTCACAGGATTATTACAAGTTTCACCAGATATTAAATCTTACGAAGCACCAGAACATGGACAATCTTTAGAACTAAGAATTAGATACTCACAAGTTAGATTAACTGGACATGACTTCTTAGACATTGGTACAGGTAACTTTGCAAGTACAAACTACCCTGGTTTACCTGGACAGAATCCAATTCCAGCAAATGAAACTGTTGAAGGTGGTGGAGGAAGAGTATTCTTTACTTCTACAGACCAAGACGGTAACTTTAGAGTAGGAGATTTATTCTCTGTAGAACAAGCAACTGGTATTGCTTCATTGAATGCTGATGCATTTAACATATCAGGACTACAAGAATTGCAGTTGGGTGATTTAGCATTAGGTGGAACAAGTGCTTCTATCAATGAATTCTCAACTGATGGTACAATGGCGGCTAATTCAGACGCAATTGTTCCGACACAGAGAGCAATTAGAACATATATCGCTTCACAAATTGGTGGTGGTGCTAGTTCGCTCAATGTTAACTTGATTACTGCAGGACTAGTGGTAATTACTGGTAATACGATAAGTACAAGTAACAACGTAGGGATCAATTTCCAAAGCGTCACTAACTTCACAAAAGGAGTTACTGGTGTACCGATTGCGATGAACTACTTAATACATAGTTAAAGGAGAAAAAACGATGGCTTCAGGAAGAATAGGAAAAGCAGATCTTTTAGCCGCTACTAATACGACTGTATACACAACGCCTGCTGACACTTTTACGGTGGCAACAATATCGTTTTGTAACAGAGGTAACCAAGCAGTTACAGTAAGATTAGCGGTGGCAGATACGGCTACACCGGATAACTCAGAATATGTTGAATATGAAACAGAAATTTTGAGTCATGGTGTGCTAGAAAGAACTGGTTTAGTACTGTCAGCAACGCAATTATTGGTAGCACATTCAAGTGCAACTAACGTAAGTGCAGTTGTAAGCGGTATTGAAACAAGTACAGCATAATTTTAAGGTAAATTATATAAATAGTATAAAGAGTACTAATAAAGGAAACAAAGACAATGGGAAGATACATATCAACAACTGGAACTGCTGGCGTAGTCACTAAACAAGTGGCGACAACATACCAAGCAGTGGTAAATGATAGAATCTTAGCAGATAGTGCCGCAAGCACTTTCACAATCACGTTACCTCTAAATGCTTCTTTGTTGATCAATGACACAATTCAAATCATTGATGCAACTTCGAACTTTGGAACTAACGCGGTTACAGTTGCTAGGAACGGTTCACTAATTCAAGGTTCAGCAGACGACTTAACAATGGACTTAAATGGTGCAATCGCAACTTTGATTTACACTGGTCCGACTTATGGTTGGATAATTGGTGCTGTATAATTTTTTATAATTTTATTATATTTAATTTACATCATTAAACACTTGGAGAAACAAAAACAATGGCGAGTTTAAAATCATTACTTGGAACTAAACAGGACGCTTTCGTCTCGGTTGAGGAATCTAATCTAGAAAAAGGACGTATCTACGTCTACACACCTGGAACTAACTATTCTAGAATGTGGTGCGGATTTTGTTTCCACCCAGATGTAGCAGGTACTGCCATAGTAGAAATATGGGGTGCAGGTGGATCAGGTGCAGAAATGTGCTGTTGTGGTTTTGGATTACCAGGCAACGCAGGTGCGTATGTCAAAAAACAAATTTCAATGTCTCCAGGAGATTATGTATGCGGATGTTTAGGACAAAGTTGTGGTAACTCAGATGACTTATGTTTTAGAGGTTGTTCAGAAGCCTCTCATGCAAGATTTTGTATAGCAAGTAACGAAACGTGTGCTTGTGCAGAAGGTGGAAAAGGTGGAGTAACTTTTTGTTCTACTAACTCATCTTTCTATTGTTGTTACAGAGCAAACGGTTTCTGTGTAACAAGAACAGATAACGATAACTGCGGAATTATTTGTAACCAATGCGACGGTTCATGGTGCTCTCAAGCATACGGTGGACAAGAAAATAAATGTGGAAGAATTTCATGTGTATCAGCATTTGGTTGTTATCCATCATGTATTTGTATGTTCCATCATCATATACCTACTCCATCAGGAATGGGTTCAAAAGAAGGTAGAATGATCACTTACACAAATGATGACAATAATGGAACACAGAATTGGTCAGGTATGGGACACTATCACCATTTAGCAAATTTAGGTTCAGGAAGATTTCCAACAGGCGGTGTGCCTTGGGCAAGTTGTTGGGACGGTGGAAGAACTTGTGGATGTTATCAAAACGATGGTTGTATACCTCAGATGCCGGTTGGTACAGGAGGAAGAGGACCTAACCCATGTCCAGGAGTTAGAGATCACGCAATCAGAGGTGGACACGGAGGAGTACGAATTAAATTCGTAAGTTAATTTTATGGCTAGTCTAACAACATTACTTCAAACCAAATACGATTTTTCAGTAGGAAATGAAACTAACCTTGAAAAAGGTAGAATTTATCAATATTACCCAGGTACATCAAGAGGTACAAACTTTAGATGTCACGTATGTTTTATAGCACCATCAACTGGTACAGCAGAAATAGAAGTATGGGGTGCTGGTGGATCAGGCGCTAAGATGTGTTGTTGCGGTGGAGGAATTCCAGGTAACCCAGGTGGTTATGCTAAGAAAACAATCTCAATGATTGAAGGTTGTTACATTTGTGCAATAATCGGTCAGTCATGTGGTAACTCAGATAATTTATGTTTTAGAGGCTGTTCAGAGCCAACACAAATATGTTGGTTTGGAAATGGCGGTTCAGATGGATGTATCTGTGCTCAAGGTGGAATTGGTGGAAGAACTTGGTGTTCAACTGGTAGTTCAATTTATTGTTGTGCGGTAGCGGCAAACTATTGTAACACACAAGGCGGTGATGCATATTGCGGTATTGTTTGTAACTTTATGGATTCTGCGGCTTGTCCTCAGTTCTGTGCTTTTGCTTATGGCGGAGACTTAAACTGTTATGGCGGTTTCAGTTGTCACTATTTCAGAGGATGTCAACCAAACTGTAACTGTAGACAAGTTCCAGTTAATAGATTCCCTCCAGGAATGATTTCAACACTAGGTGGTGAAGTACACTACACAATGGATTCAGACTCAGGAAGATCACAATGGTCAGGAATGGGCGGATGGATGTATGCCTCACATGGTTTCAATTTAGCAACACGTAACCCTACAACAGGCGGTCCTTACACTGGTTGTTGGGAAGGTAACAGAAGTTGTGGTTGTTACGATATGCAAGGTTGTAACACTTTCTATCCAGCAGGTATTGGTGGACAAGGTCCAACACCTTGTGATGGCGTAAGAGATCACGCTCACAGAGGTGGACATGGATTGGTTAGAATTAAATTTATATCAACAACAAATGATTACGATTTGGATGCGGCACCGTAGGTCAACTAGATAGGATAAATATTATTATGGCAAGTTTAAAAGGATTATTAACTACTAGAAACCCAGCAGAGATGATTGAAAACAATCTCGAAACTGGTTACATTTATTCATACACATCAGGTACAAACTACACAAAATTTTGCAACGGTATTTGTTGGACAGCAAACGTTGATGGCGTAGCAACTATCGAAGTTTGGGGTGCTGGCGGATCAGGTTCAAGAATGTGTTGTTGTGGAGACGGATTACCAGGAAATGCTGGTGCATACGTTCAAAAGAAAATTACAGTACAAGCAGGTGATACAATGACTGGTCAAACAGGACACAGTTGTTACGCTCACCCACTATGTCACTCAGGATGTTCAGAACAATCAGACGTTTGTTGGGTAACAGCCGCAAACGGTAATGGCTGTATTTGTTCAAGAGGTGGTTATGGTGGTAAATCTATGTGTACAACAGGAAGTTCATTGTTTTGTTGTTTCAGAGCACAAGGTTTCTGTTATACAAAATGCAACAATGACAACTGCGGAACAATATGTAACGTATGTGAAGGTCACTGGTGTTCATTAGGATACGGCGGAGATACTGGCAAGAACTGTTGCGGACAGTTTTCATGTGCTAGTTTCTTTGGATGTTGTCCACACTGTAAGTGTAGATTCCAACAACACGTGGCTACACCGGCAGGATTATTTTCAGAACAAGGATCATTAATTACGTTCCAAAAAGAATCAGATGGAACGCCAATGTCACAATGGTCAGGAAACCAACTATTTCAGTGGTATGCGGCACTTAACTTGGCAACAAAAACACCAAGACAAGGTAACCCAGATGCACACTGTTGGAGATCAACAAGATCTTGCGGATGTTATGAGATGCAAGGTTGTAACAATTATCTACCTGTGGGAGCAGGTGGGCTATCACCTAACCCATGTCCAGATGTAAGAGATCATGGAATTAGAGGTGGATTTGGTGGAGTAAGAATCAAGTTTGTTCCATCAAGTTAATAGTAATTTGATAAATAAAAGTATAAGAGGATAAAAAAATGGCAATAGAAAAAGCATTCAAAATAGCAGTACCAAATGAACCATACGTAAACGACTTTTCTGATGGTACAGAACAAGACGCAGTTTACAATGGTGAAAAATTTCTTAAGTTTCAATACAACGCAACTACAGGCGTAATTGTTAATGTTATTGGCGGTGGTGACACTGAAGAAGAAATGGTTGCTAATGAAGGTCCTGTAATGGAAGGTCATCTTCCAGGAGTTATAAATGCAGATACGGCTCCTCTACATGCGGCAATGATTAATAGAACTTACGATTCAGGTGCAAAAGCAAATTATACAGAAGACTTAGGTACAACAGATGCAGAAGGTGCCGCAGAAACTTGGGAACACACATGGAACGACAACATGGGTTTACTTTCTCAAATTTGGCAATTAGACACAATTAAATATGTTGACAATGCAATAGTAACACCAGAGTTTAGAACACACGGAACATCAGAAGCACAATTTACAGACAGTATTACAAGTCAAGTAGCGGCTTGTACAACAGAATTAGCGAGAGCTGATGTTTACACAGACGATGAAACAACAGCCATCACAGCACACAAAACTTTCCTAGAAGGAATAGCAACAAAGTATGCTGGTGTATCTTTTTGGAAAATTCCTTTTCCAACACAACCAAACTTTAAGTAATCACTTTTAGTCATCACACATTCCAACTAGCAATAAATATTTCTAGTTATGGAAGGTTTGCGAGATCAATTAAATAAATTCCCGTTCGAGATGGAAATTCCTGACGAACCTTACCTTGATAATTTCAGTCAAAACAAATCACAAACAGCATATTACGTTGGCGATAGATATCTAAAATTTGCAGTTAACGAAGCCACAGGACTTATTGGTGAATGTTTGTGGAGAGCACCTACATTAGAACTGTTGGAAAAAAGAATATGTCATACAGAACCAGGTCATTATGTAATCACACTTGATGCAAAAGAAAATCCTTGGGAAGCATCTTACATGACAAACACATATCAACACGAACCAGTTCCTAATTATGAAGAAAATGTTGGACAACTTGACAGTGAAGGTAATCCAATTTTATGGGATTACTCTTGGGGTCATGTTATAAATCAAATTTACTACATAAATGATTTAAAATACATTGATGGAAAGTTTGTAAAACCAGCATTCAGATTTCACCAACACACCAACGAAACAGTTTGGAAAACTGTTGCAGATCACATAGAAATGTGTACAAAAGAATTAGAAAGATTGGTATATCAACCAGAAGAAAAGACAGCAATTGAAGATTGCAAAGCAGGCTGGATCGACATAAGAGATAATTTTCAACACGTGCATCACTGGAAACTAAAATACCCAGATATGCCATTAATAAAACCATAGAATCACTATTATAATCACACAAAAAGTTAATCTATAAGTAATTGTATCAAATGAACACAGAACAAAAAAGACCTAAAGCATTTTTACTTAACGGAGGAATGGGAAGAATTATTTCTGCTATTCCTGCCTTAGAAAAATATCAAGAAGAAGGAAATGATCCAAATTTTATTATTGTTATTGAAGGAGTGTGCGACATATTAAAAGGTCATCCAACATTAGATTCAAAAACATATGACATGTATCATAAAAATTTATTTCATACAAAATTAGTTAACATGGATATTGTAAGTCCTGAACCATACAGAGTACATGAATATTTTAATCAAAAATGTAATATTGCTCAAGCATTTGATGTATTAATAAACAACAAAGGTATTAGAGATTTACCTAAACCAACATTGGTGTTAAACAAAGAAGAATTAATTGCTGGAAAAAAAGCAATAGATGACACAAAAGAAAAATTAAAAAAAGAAAAAGTTGTTATTATTCAACCTTTTGGAAGAGCAATACAACAAATAGATGGTTCTTTTGTAGATAAAACAAACAGAAGTATTGAGTTTTTTAATTTAAAAAATATTATTAAAAAATTGCAAGAGAAAGACTTTGCAGTTATGTTAATGGCTGAGTTTGGAATTGATTTTAAAGATGCTGGATTTCCAGACGAAGTAGCAATGCCTGAAAAAGTAGAATTAAGACAATGGGCGGCAATAATAAAATATGCTGATCATTTTTTAGGTTGTGATTCTTTAGGACAACACATGGCTTACAGTTTAGATACACCCGCAAGTGTTGTGTTTGGTGCTA